ATAGCCTGTGGCAAGTGCTATGTAACCTATGATGAATATAAAAGAAAGTATGAGAATGTCTAGCCTAGATGACTTCATGAAGGACCCTTGGAAAAGGTTTAACGAAATGCGTAATACACCACACGAATGTGATTACGATTACAGGATAGACTCCTCTGGCACTATGTTCTTTGAGATATGTAAACTATGCCTTGACACTAAAGGTGTAATTGAGATGGATGACCATGACTAAATGTTATGCTAAAAAAAATAATGGCAAGACCTGCTTTGCAAAGGTAACCGACCATACACATTTCTGCCATATCCACGATCCTAACGGAAAGTTCAGACAACAACTAAAGCGTAAAGGAATGGGAAAAGACTATGTTGCTAGGTGTGAACATACTTGGTATATGAGAGAGCATGGGATTACCTGTACAAGATGCCTAATGATTTGGGAGAGTGATGAGGATAATAGTCTGTCCGATTTGTAAGAAGGAGTGGGATCTTAGATGGGGTGTCTTTGGACATGACTCCCTTGCTAGGCATATGAAGGCTGCTCACCAATAGTGCCCGTTTAGGGCATAAGAAGGTTTATAACTTCTATTTTGCGCCGAACTTTAAAAACTATTTTTTCGCCGAACCTGCAGGTGGCGTTGTTCTTGTAAACATTTGTAGCGAAACACGCAGACTTCCTTCGCTCACTGGAGTTGTATAGTGTTTTTCATTGTCATCGTTATACACCAAAAGGCCTTGAGACGGAACTAACACCTTCCACTTGTTATCATTTTTGTCTAGATAGTTAAAAGTTCCACCATCTTCAAGTGACCATTTAGGGTTGATGTAAGATGTAAAAACCTTTCTATCTGTTTCAGCAAAGCCATCGCTATGAAGAGGAATATATGCACCTGGTGTCCACAAAAAAACCATTATCTGTAGAGCGTCATTCATGCTTACAATGTCTAACCGTACAAACTCTTCTTTTAGTTTTTTAACAATCTCATCAGGTGGAAAATAAATTATAACTGGTCTGCTATCTTTGACAATCTTAGGATCCCAAGAGGCGTTGGTCTTTGTTACAATTGGCTTTGGAAAACCAAGTGGGTGTGCACCCTGTATTCCATAATAGTAAGAAGTAGCCCAATTAAATATATCTGAGCACAACTCTTTACTTAGCCCACTCTCAAATATTTTCATATAGCGAGTATAGCACAGGGTATGCTATTATAGACTTATGGAACCATACAAGCCAAACACTAAGATTAAGAATCCAACCTACGAGTACTCCATCGTAACAGTTCCTAGGACAGGTTCTCACTATCTTCAAGATAGAATTGAGCAACACACAGGGGTATATGTTAGGAAATATCATGACCTACAAGATAACAAAATGATAACGATAGTAAGAGATCCAATAGACTTCCTGTCTTCTTATGTGGCTATGGAGTCTCTATACTATGAAGGAAGACTTGATAAGTTTTTGGCCGACCCTGATCAGTACTGCTTTGGTGACTGGTTTGCTCAAGATGATATAAGCATTATTGACAATTTTCACATTATAATCAAGTATGAGTCTTTGACAGATTCACCGCTTGAAACCATAACAAAGGTGGCAGAGAAAATGTCACTTGACATAATTGAAACCAGGTACAAGAGCAATGTCACCGACATGCCATACAGGAAGTATGTGGCATCTAGCAAGAACCTAAAAGATTATGAAAGAATAAGGAAGATAATAGAGCAACAGGACCTCACAAGGACATATGAAATTTACAATAAGTTCTTAGAGAAGGCTATATAAATTATGATACAATTGCCAAATGCACAAATTGGAATCTTCATATACTAAGTTTATGGGCTACAGAGTAGCCTGCAATGGGTGTGACCAACTATATTTTAAGCCTAATGATGAGCCATTTGTCTGCACTACCTGCTCTGAGGGTTAATGGTATAATAGTTATATGGCATACATGATAAATAATAAGTCCGTTGGAAATGATCCTTTGTCAATCGAAAGAACTGAGGCATATCATAAATTTTTAAATAGATTAGGCAACTCCAAAGATAATATTATAACCATTCCTAACTTCTTAACACAAGAAGAAATATCCTATCTTATGGACGGCCTAGAAGAAAGACACTCACATCGTTTTGTTTCTCAAAAAGGTCCTAACGGAGAGCCATTAACTTACATGCATAAGTATGATGGTCTGCCTGATATCTACAATATTATAAGTAGAGTTAAAAATGAAATAATAAAGGCATACAAAATAGAAGATATCAAAATAGTAGAAAAAGAAGACTTCCTAGGTGTTGTTCACTGGGAGACTGGATCTTACTTAAATGTTCATGTAGACGATCTTGGTTATGTAACAGAAAACCATTTGCCAATTATTATTTATTTAAATGATAACTATGAGGGTGGAGAGATTAAGTTTGAAACACATGATCTTTCTATTAAGCCTAATACTGGTGATTTAGTTGTATTCCCTGGAAATATGCATTATGCTCATGAGGTTACAAAAGTTTTATCTGGCGATAGATACACATTACCTATTTGGTTTACGGTAGTTGAGTAATGACAGAACCTACAAAAAAAAGAAAACTACTAGATGGTTCTGAAGTTAATGATTATGACTATCCAATTGATCTAATCTTGCATACAAAAGCACCAGCCAAATGGAAGTTGATTGACCTTGAAACAGGCCAAGAGTATCTTGGCTCAGACATATCACATGAAAATTTTGCAGAACTATTAAGAAGCAAGGTATCTTATTCAAAAATAGGTTCTTGGTTTAAGACTAAAGGAAGAGTGACTAATAATGGAAAATAAGAATAAGCCTATAACATTTCACTGGATGTGGAGAAGACACTGGCAGATAAATGACAGCATTGAAAACCTAGACCTTAAGGGAATTCTTGGTATGGCACAAGAACTAGATAATGCTAATGTAAAGTCTGTATTGCTTCCATATGGACCAGGAGGTATTGATTTTTCATTAGTAATAAAAGAGGCATTAGAAAAAACAAATCAACTAATAATGACAATCGCTTTACCAGCATATGGCGTAAGCCCAGATTATGCTGCAAAGATTCTTGAAACCTTAAATCGTTTTGCTCCTGGAAGAATTGGTGTAAACATGGTTGCTGGAAGATGGGGAGACGAAGGCAATGGTCATTCTGAAAAGTTGGTAATCGATCACTATATGCACGATCCTTCATTGATTGACACCCTTGAAAAAAGAGTTGCCATATCTGAAGTTTGGATGGACAAGGTAATGGCTTTAATGGAAAACCATCAGCACAAAACACACATGGCAGTCGTTGGCTCATCAGATACAACAATAAGAATAGCAAACAAGCATTGCGAATATATCTATGTTGATGATAATTTATTGTTTAAAGAACAGTTTAAAAAGATTGATCTAGATAAGGTGAAGCCAATAGTGATTATTGATCCACTTATTACGACACATCCAGACGATGAAAAGTATGTCAAGTATGATAAGAATGCTCCAGTTAGACAGCAGCATCATTTGATAAAAGGAAAATTAGTCGATGTTGTGGCACAAATAAGAAATCTATCTGAGAAATTTGGCATTTATGACTTTATGATTCATACTGATCAAGAAGATATTAGCAAGTTGTTAGACATGGTAAAAAACTTTAATGACATTGTGGTTCCTGAAGGAAATGTAATCGGCTACTCTGATCTAACAGTAAAAAACTTTAATAAAATTGGAGGGAGTCCTAGCAATATCAAGGTGTTTAATGATTACTTAAGCAAAGAGGAATGTGAACACATCATAGGACTTATAGAAAGTACAGAGACAAGCAATAATCGTCCTTTGCAGCCAGATAGTTCTGGAAATCCTGCAATATCTTTGTTGTATTACGACTCACTCACCTATTCAGAAAAATATATACCTGGTATTCAGGCTATACTAGAAAAAGAATTTGGTGTAAAACTAAAGCCAAGGAATTCTCGTTTTGCTCAATGGGTTCATAATAATAGTCAAACTATTCCAATAGATGATATGGGTCATAAAGACTCAAACCATTTAGCAGGATGGGTTTATCTAAATGATGACTACGATGGTGGAGGTTTGTCTTTTATTAATCAGGGATTATCACTTAAGCCAAAGGCTGGTGATCTGATTCTGTACCCTGGAAATCCTCACTATTGGTATCATGTAGGACCAGCAAATGGTTCGAGATACATTATGCCAATATGGTTTGATTTTGTATAATGGTATAATAATTAAATGGAAAAGTCTAAGTGTTTTTTTTGTAACAAGGATGCTACACATTACGATATAGTGGTAAACCATGAAGATTTTATCGTTGCAGATGTGTGTATGACCCATTTGTCTATGGGGTTAGTATCCTAGTATGAATTTACCCAAAATAGTTGCTTACCCAAGGTCTGGTACTCACTATCTTCAAAACCTAATACTTGCACACTCTTCTCAAAAAATAACATTTAGCCACTATGCAGTTCCTGAAAATATTTTTATTGTGACTATTGTAAGAGATCCTTTTGATAGTATTCAATCTTTTATGGCAATGAGAAAGCACTATAATCCAGAAACATATAAGGAGACTGACTACCTAGACTACTATGTTGGACTGTATAAATATTTAGATCTAAATGCTAATATAATTATTGATTATAATGATCTAA